AATAGTCATGTCAGGTGCTACATAACCATCAACGTCAAAGTTATAAGCTAATTCTCTAATTTTTCTTTTAGCACGTTGTAAGAATAGAGTTACGTTTCCAACAGGAATTGCATCTATGTTTGCACAACCATTATTAGATTGTTTTTTAATTAATATGTTTGTTGGAGTTACAGGATCATCTGTACCACCTCCTGATACTGAAAATTCTCCACCTACTGTACCTACAATTAATGTTCGTGTTGCAGATAAAAAACGAATAGCGTTTACTTGGTTAGATGCGATTGTATAAATAATTGCATCATCATCTACTATTGTACCACCTCTATTCTCATCCATATTTTCGTAATCACCTGATTTAGAAAAGAATAATGTTTGAGGTTGAACTTCTGTTCCTGCAAATACTAATCGTTGTTCATAAAAAGTTACACAAGAAGGATGACCAGTAGTGTCTGAGAAAGCACCTAATGCCCAGTCGGTAGAATTAGATGAAGAACCCATATCTTTTATAACTGTTGCTGTTGCAACTGTTGTGCTAGTAATAGCTGTTATTTCTCCATAACCATCTCTAAAACGAAAAAGTCTGCCAATATCAGTAGATTGAAAACCTGTATCAGTATTTATTCCTGTTATAGCAGATGCTGTTAAAGTTCTACTAGCTCCAACTGTATGTGCAGACATACCAAATGTTGTGGCTGTAGTATTGTCATCTAAGTATGGTCCATCAGTAAAATCTACTTCTGTAATAGTCCAAGAGGTATGACCAGTTCTAGATAATTTTTTAACAGAATAATCAGGATGACAAATGTACATAACGTCTGCTGATTGTGCGAATTTTAATTGTGGTAGATCTGCAGTTAAATAAGTTGTTGTTAATGTATAAACTCTATTTGCAATACCACCTGATGAATATGCTGTGTAAGAAGTTGTATTAACATTAGCACCATCTATATCTTTTAATTGAAATGTATTAGTTGCAACACTAGCAACTGTAAATCTTTTACCATTTACTTGTGTCATTCCTACAACACCAGATATAACAACTGTATCTCCATTAGAGAAACCATGAGCTGCTGATGTAACAACACCAGGATTAGCTTGTGTAATTCCTGTTATAGTTTTGTTTGCTTCTAATATTGCACCACTGTCTTTATAAAAACGAATATAAAGATCACCAAATTCTAAAATGTAAGTTTGTGTTGTTGAAAATTCAAAAGGAATTAATCTTGTAAATGCTGATGATGTTTTAACTTCAGCTACAAATGTTGTGCCTGGTCTTCTTGCTGCAGAACCATGAGGATAAACAATCATGTTCTGTAAAGTCTTACAACCAGATGCGTATTTTGTTAGATCGTTTCTACCATCTAAACGTGGTGATAATTCTCCACCTGTAAAGTTTGTTAATTGAACAGCAACTCTAGCCATGGTTTTTAAAACCTAGAGTTGATAAACGTATTTGAATCTACTACAGATGCCATACCCATTTCTTGATCTGTGTTATATCCTTCAGTTGAATCTACAAATCTAGCATCTTTTAATTTTTCTTGATACAGTGAATACATTTGCGTAGCTACTGGATTAGATGAAGTTACTGCATAAGCAATATCAGCAGCTAACGCAGAACTTAATACTTCTCTAAGTAATTCATCATATTCATTAGGATCTTCAACTCTTGATATATATAATATTTTCATAGAAGTAGAATGAGATAAAATCTTTCTGCCTTCTACAACGTGATCAGATTCGTAATCTAAAATTTTAATTAATCTTAAACAATCTGATGGTAGTGTAAATTGTTTTGTAAATCCCCAAGCTGGTGCTTCTGTATCAGCTGGTAGTTGAACTCTTTTTAATAAACAGTTCCAAGGGTGATGTCTAAATACAGCATCTCTTACATTTAAAAATCTAGCATTGCAAAGTCTTGCATTTTTAGAATCTTCTGTAAGTGTTAAGATTGTAGATGCACCTAATTGATTTAAAGCTCCGTTACAAATTTCTACTACTGATGCCATATTAGTCTTTCTTTATAATATATTTACGTCTTAATTGTCTAGGTTTAACTTTAGCAAAGATCTCAGCTTCTGTAAGTTCTAAGTCTTTATCAAAACCATGATGTGCAGTTGATGTATGTTTAAATCTATCAACTAGAACATAGCGATAGATATAATCTTTATTTTGTAAATGTAAAATGGTTTTTATTTCGTTGGTTTTTTTCATTGATGAATAGTGGGGATTTTACTCCCCACTATTTTAAGTTAGTTATTAGCTAACTGTGTATTCAATAATGAAACTTAAATCACCAGCAGTATCTCCAGCCGCAGGAAAACCAATTCCTACGAAGTAAGTTAAAGCAGGATCAGAAGAAAGTCCAGCATCTTGCCAAACTTTTTGTCCCATTTTGTTTATATCTCTAGCTTCAAAAGCAACTTCAGTTCCTGTTTTTACAGCAGCTCTTAAGTCTGTAATCGCAGAAGCGTAAGCGTCAGCATCTACAACAGATAAATCCTGTTTGTATAAGCCAACATCAGCAGTGATAACAGTACTAGAATCTAAATCATCGTTAAATAATTTGATTGAAGTAATGCTCGCATTGCTTGGTATAGGAGCTAGCATAACTGTGTCTGAAGCACTTAAATCGCCAGCAGCCAAAGCTATCGTTCCTTGAGCAACTCTTTTCACACCATGTAATTGTTGTGCAGAGTTTAATACTTGAGGAACAGTAACAAAATTAGTTACTATGTCTGTATTTACGTTTGCCATATTTTTATTCTCCTATTGTTAATTATTCGTCGCAAGCTATTTCGACAACTTTTTCTTCTTCCATTCTAGTTGCACCAATGCTCATAGCGTAATAAACTTGAGTGCTGTACGATTTGTCAGCTCTCTCGTCAATTCTAGCTAGAACATCTTGACCAACCGCTAATTTAATAGCGTCTTGTGTGAAGGCGTAACATAGTCTGTCGTCAGTGTTAGTTGCGTCAAATTTTAATCTATTGCTAACAATAAATTTAAAACCTAGGAAAGAGTCTAATTGTCCCTGTGCTAGTGCTTTAACTGTATTGAAATCAGCAGATGTGATTTGCGTTGTGCCTAATAAATCAGAGATTTGTTTTGGTCCACATACAATATATCTTTGTATAGATGGATCAACATCATTTAAATCTAAGATTTTTTTAGCTTCTAATAGTTTAGCAATTGTTAAACCATCAGTTTGTGATGCAGTATATGGTTTTTGACCAGATGGAAGCGATACAGAAGTAGATCCAGTTTCACCTGAAAATGCTGTTCCGCCTAAAGCTGTGATTACTACATCATCCATCGCTCTTCCCATAGCAGCAGCCGCAGCTTTTGCATAAGAAGATGTTGGATCAATTAATAATCTAACTTTGTCTGCATTGTCTATTAGATCAGCCCACTCGTAGTCTGCAAGACTTACTCTTCTTCTTGAGTGTGGTGTATCTAATTGTGGAGTGTCAGCATGACGAGATGTTCTCAACTGAGCAGTTGTTTTACCAACTTGATCAAAGAAAGCATTCTTTCCTACTACTGACTCAACATCCACAGCTCCTCTTAAATACGATCCCATTTGTTGAGATAGCATTTGTACGTTTGAACTGTACTGCTGTACAAAAGCAGTTGTTATTTGATTTGACATATTGTCATTTCCTTTTGTTAAGTTAAGTTTAAGTTTAGTTTCAGAAAGTTCCCCACCTTATAGATAGGCAATCTTGCATTTAACGACTGTTAGTCGGTTGTCTTTCCAACAGGCATGTAAGGTTCTAATAGAATTGTCTTACAATTTCTAAGAAGATTTAATTAAAAATCTCCCTAGAAATCGCAATACATTAATTTTGAATTGATTGCAATAAGATTATTGAGATAGCTTTTATTGCAAGCAATAAATTAATAGCCTATTGGCTAAGCATTTCTCTTAATGCTAGCACCTGATTAACTACTTTGTTGTGATTAGGGTGCATTTTATTCCAATAAGCACCTTGTCTATCAGATGTTAATTCTTCAATTTCTTTCTCAACATCTCTACCTTGAAGAATATTTTCGGC